GGCACTGCATGGCTTCTGATAGACCCGCCCCAAAGGGACGTTCAGCACATCGGTCAATCCGCGCAACTCGGCCTCGAAGGCGCCACCAGCGCGGCGCAACTCTCCGATACTGCCGCGAAACTGCAATTGCCGCTGGCTGACATCGGCCCAATTGACCAGCCACGCGCGCACCTCGGCCCCGTCAAAGCGGCCCGCCTCGATGTCATCCTCGCGGATCGCGGCATCGTTCAGCGCCCCCAAGGCCTCGGTATTGTCCACCGACAGGCCAGTGCTTTGTTGCAGGGCCAATGCACTTAGCCCGGTATCGGCTTTGAATTCGATCCCATCAAAAGCCAACCCGCAATCGTGATCGGTGAACCCCATCGTCACACCGTCGCGCCGTGTAAGCGCCCAACAGCGGCAGACCGTGGTGATACCGCTTTCCAGATGCGCCTTGAGGCCTGTGTTCAATCTGCTCATGCCCGCACCTCGATGATCGGAACATTTGGCACGTCGCCGGCCTGAAAACTGGCAAGGCTGGTCTGGATACGGTCGGTGTCAAACCGCACCGGCACATCAAATTCGAACCCTGCCGTGATCTCTACGCCATCATCTGGCGGGTGCACGAAATTGACGGTGCCTGTGGTGTCGTCCACTGTATAATGAACACCGTCCTGCTGCGCCTCGCCATCCAGCCCGATGCGCACTGTCCCCGTCACCGGCTTGGTGATCGGCCGCACATAGCTTTGCCCGCCCGAGCGGTAGGTTTTAACCAATTGAAAAGCGGCCGTCATATCGTCGCCATAGGCGATGACCTGATCGCCTATATCCGGCTCGGCGCGGGCACCACAGGATTTATAATCGGTCCAATCCTTCCAGCGAAAGCCATGGATCTGCCCCTGCCGCGCCTCGAAAAAGGCGATCAGAGTTTCGATGTCATCGAGGCTGCGCATCGCTACGCCCGCATCATAACGCCGCCGCGAATGCCGCCATGGCGTGTTGCGCTCTTCATAGCCATTGGCCAGGGTGACCACATCAGTATGCCGTTCCGGCCCGCCAACCGAGCCGAAGCTGAGGCTGGCGGGAAAGCGTATCTCGTGAAATGCCATGGTTGATCCCTCCTATGGCTTAGCGATTGCGCCCGCCGCGTCCGATAACGCGGCCAAGTTCGGCAGCGATCTGCCCTTTTGAGCGGCGAAACCCCTCGGTGTCGGGCGTTTGGATGTTCATCACCACGTTGACCGGCGCCCCACCGCCCCGCGCCTGCACCCCCAGCTTGCCGTCAGGGCCGCGCGACAGCGGCATGATCGCCTCGGGCCCGGCCTCGCCCATCAATCCCATGCCGCCGCGCATCGGAAAGGTGACCGGCCCGCTGACGATGCCGCCATTGGCAAAGGGCTGCACCCGGCCTTGGGCAAAGCTGCCACCTTTCGCAAAGGGCAAAAGACCCGACATCAGACTGCCCACCCCGTCGGCCAGCAAGCCACCGAAATGATTACTCACCGGTTTCACCGCCGCATTGAAGGCCGCGTTGATCATCGTGTTGGCCATCTTGTCCAAGGCTTCGCTCAGGCTATCGCCCTGTACCACCAACCCGCGGATGGCGCGGCTCAGCCCCGTGCTCATACCCCGCTCAAGTGTGGCCACATCTTGGCCCGCCTCGGCAAAGCCTGCGCGCACCCGCGCCAGTTCCCCATTGAAGGCCGCCGCCATGCCGGCGGCTTGTCCAAGGTTGTCATCCAACGCCTCGACCTGCGCATCCAGATCATCCAATTGTTCCACCGTCACACTCCTTTCGTGCTTGGCCGCCATCGGGATAGGCCGACAACAATTCGTCCAGCCGCCCGCGTTTCAGCGGTGCAACGCCCCCCGGTTGACCCAGCATCAATTCCAGCTCGGCCGGGGTCAGCGCCCAGAACTCTGCCGGGCACAGGCCCAGCCCCCGCAGGCCCGCGCGCATCAATGCGGGCCAGTCCACTGCACTGCTCATTCGCTCACACCCGGCGCCATAAAGGCCCGCGCCAGCAACTCGGCCGCCGCGCGTGCCGCCCCCATCGGGCCGCCCTCGATCTCGGCGCTCAGCAAGTCCTGGGCGCTGCCGCGCCATCCGCCGCCACGCAACCCCGCCACAATCAGGCGCAGCACGTCACGGCTGGCAAAGCGGCCGCTCTCGAACCGCTCGACCAGATCAACCAGCGTGCCGTTTTCCAGCCCTGCCTCCAACTCAGCCAACGCGCCCAGTGTCAGTTTCAGCACGTGGCGCTGCCCGTCGATGACCAGCGCCACCTCACCTGTCCAAGGGTTCGCCATCGGTTTACGCCGCCGCCGTAAAGGTCAGTTGCCCCGCCGAAGCCAACGACAACTCATAGGTCGCCTCTCCATCATGGGTGCCGGCATATTCGATCGCCGTCAGTTGGAACGGCCCCTCGACCACACCGAAATCGGGAATTACAACTTGAAAATCGGGCACTTCGCCGTCGAAAAAGATCTGCCGGGCGCGCTCGTCGCTGGCCGCATCGCGAAAAATGCCCGAGCCACTGATCGCCGCCGATTTCACGCCCGCGCCCTTCAGCAATTCGCGCCAGCCACCCGCCGATTCAAGGCTGGTCACATCAACGCTTTCGGCGTTGAAGCTGATACGCGTGGCCCGCAGTCCCGCAATCGTCTGAAAATTGCTGTCACCTGTCAGGTCGATCTTGACCAACAGGTCTTTGCCATTCTGAACCGCCATTTTGTTTCTCCACTTCTTTTGGGATTAAAAACTGTCTTGCGTGCGGGCCCGAAAGGTCAGGTCAATCCGGCGCTCAGCGCCGGTGCCTTCCCGCCGTGCCCGTGCGCGGTAAAAATTCAAGGCCACCAGATGGCCGTGCCCAAGGGTCAGGTCCGCGTCACTCAAGATCTCGCTGATCGTGGCGGCCACTTGCTTGGCCGCATGAAAGCCCGCCGCGCTGGTGATCACCGACACGGTCAACCGATGCCACGCGCCGCCGCCGCTGCCGTCTGCGCGCGCACGGACGTCCTCGGGGCCCAATGTCACGTAGGTTTCGGGCAAGCTGCCCGCTGGCACCGCATCAAAGATCGCCGCGCCCACCAGCGCCGCCAAGCCTGTATCGCTGGCCAATCGTTGGTAAACCGCCTCTTGCAAGGCCGCCGCCGCCGCATAGCTCATGGCACCACCTCCTCGGTTGCGAAACAGGTCAGAAACCGTGCCTGCGCATCGCGTTCTGTGACCGCCTCGATCCGAAACAGCCGCCCGCCATCGCGAAACCGTTGCCCCGCACGCGGCCGCGATGGCGCACCTTGCGGTGCCGCGCGCACCGTGATGCGAAACCCGGTGACCGAAAGGCTGACAGCCTCACCGCCACGCTCGCGGCCTGTGCGGGGCGTCACCTCGGCCCAGATTATGCCAAACTCTTGCCATTGCTCGGAAAACCCCCCGGCTCCATCAGGTGCACGCACCGGGCCTTCCAGCACCAGACGCTTGTTCAGGGTGATGCGGCCCCTCATGACCGACCCCCGGCAAACAGGCGCACCGTGCGATAGCGTTCGATCAACGCGGTCACACCAAACGGCATGCACCCATCGCTCAGCGCGGTCTCATCGCGATATTCGTAGTAATGCGCGGCCAGCAACAACACCGCTTGGGCCAGATCGGCAGGCAATCCGCCCCAACTGTCAGCATAGCCCGCATCAAAGACGATTTCCGCCGTGCCGCCCGATGGAATATAGGGCAGCACCGCGCCCTTGGGCCGAAGGACAGGCCGCTGCATATCGGTCTCAAGCGTATAGAGATCCGGGGCAATCACCTCTTCGCCTTCGCCACGATCGCGCAACACCAGCCGCGTGATCTGTGTCACCGGGGCCACCGGCAGGGCCTGCGCCGCCGGATCGCGCCAGCACGTCAGTGTCCATGAAAACGCCCGCCGGATCAGCACCTTGCCGGTGCGCGCCTCAATCGCGGCCATGGCCGCACGTAGGAAACTTTCCAAAACGGGGTCCTGAATGCCGTCATCGGCAAACCCCGTTCCCAACCGCAAATGCGCCCTGAATTCCGCCAGTGGCAATGCGCTCTGGGGCACAGCGGTTTCTTCGATCAACATCATGGATGCTCTCCACAAATCCCGGACCCCTCCGAAGGTTTGGTCAGGCGCGCACCGCGACCCGCGTTGCTCGGTCGGAGGGGAGCAGCTGGACAACGCGATTGGGTCAATCGGCGCGCGCCTTGGGGCGGGGCCTTGCGCCCCACCCCGGTTCGCTCGTCCCTTACGAGACGGCGAATTTCAGCAGCTTGATGGCAGCGAAATCGCTGACATCGCCGCCCACACGCTTGGTGGCGTAGAACAGCACATGCGGCTTGGCGCTGAACGGATCACGCAGCACGCGCAGATCCGGGCGTTCGGCCACGGTATAGCCCGCCCCGAAATCGCCAAAGGCGATGGCATCGGCCCCGGTGGTGATGTCGGGCATGTCCTCGGCAATCAGCACCGGATAGCCCATCAGGCGCGCAGGCTCGGCCGCGGCCAAACCATCAGACCACAGGAACCGCCCGTCATTGTCCTTCAGCTTGCGCACCGCCCCGGCGGTTTTCGAATTCATCACAAAGGCCGCGTT